CTCTTGCTTGAAGCTGCTGCACATTGCCGTTGTGATTGCCATTTGGAAATGTCCTTATGTAGGTTAAAGATGCACAAAGAGGCCAGCAGTGAGCCAGCCTCTAAGTTTAACTTGATTAAGCAGCGTTGTAACGTACTGTCACCAATGCTTGTGGGCGTAAAATCTTACGTCCGTAAAGGTGCATACCACGTACAATGTCTGCAAATGAGTCAGGATCACGGTAGTTTTCAACTTTGTTGATCTGCTCTGCAGTAGCTACGCCTTCTTCCTGACCTGCAAGGATAAGACCGAAGTTGTCATCCTGTGCAGTTGTGCCAGAAGTGCCTGGTCCAGTACCGTCTGTTGGTAGGTTGTTTGAAACGTGTACACGGAAGCCGTGAATGTTTGCTGCAACCTGTCCGTTCATTAGACCGCTTCCACCGAAGTCTGAATTTAGAAGACGTGAGTCTTCGTCTTTCAACATTTCGACAAAGATTGGGTCAACTACTAAGTAACGTCCACGTGAGTCAACGTTGCCTGTGTCCAACTGACGAGCCATACGTGCAATAACTTGCAATGGTGAGGCTGTTGTAGTTCCTTTTGAAGTTGCGCCTGGCATTCTAGGTGCTACTGGAACTGAGTCACCAGTTGTAGATGACGAAGCTGATGTTGTGATGTTACTGAAGTCAGACATATCTAAGTGGTTAATCTTTAAAAATTCACCATCTAGTTCACCTGATGTTGGGTGCTGTGCAGTACCTGAAACGGCTGTATCATACGTACCTGCTGCAACTGTACCACACATGTATCTAAGTACGTCAGCGTCAATAGAGTCAGCCATTTTATATGCTGCTCTGTCTGCCGCTAGGCTTACGAAGTCAACGTGTGAGAACTGCTCCTCGATGTCATCCATTTTAAAAGCAAAATAGTTAGCTTTGTCGATGGTTAACTGGAAGTCAGTGTCATCTAGTTTTTCAACAGAGATAGTTGTATGACGCTGTAGTGCGTTAACAGTTACGTCTGGTTCTTTTTGGATGCGTACAACATCCCCTTGATTTGCGATCTCACCAAAGTATGAGTTGTTGGTGACAGCGCTGACAACAGAAGCTTTTCTTAAAGCAATCTGTGCCTGTTTGGAGTACATGATTGGGCTAAAATTAGCGTCAAAGCCTCCACTTGCTGATGTAATAGCCATAATTAAAATCTCCTTATAGATATGGCGTGGGTTTAGTACACTACATATCCACCTTGAAGAGGCTCTTCGTATTAGGGTAGTCAGCTATGCTTTGAGAATGCGCTTTCTCTTTGCGCTGGGCCTGTACTAGGAGGTAAGTCTTTTGTGTGGCTAGTGCTTGATTAAGCATACACACTTTAATTGTTGTGTATATACTATAGTTTTATCTACAATAGTTTGATTGTCAACTACTTTCTTGACATATCGTAAATAAATCTTTTATTACGTTGAGCGTCTAGTATTTCTTCTTGTCGCTTCTCGTATTCTTTAATAGACATTGCGGCTACCTCTGACTCACGAATGTATTTACTTGCTTCGTCTGCCTCTGGTGCTGCTGTACCTTTTGTTTTAACTGAAGATGCTGCTGCTTTTTCTGCAGTGTTCTTCTTTTTAGTAGTAATGCCTTTGTCTATCTTATACAAGTCAAGAACTCTTGACACAGACTTTGCATCATCTACGTTTTCATATAAAGCGTCCTGCACCCACTTAGGCTGTTCTTTTGCCCAGTTGTGAAATTTATCATCTTCACGTATCTCAATAAAGTCAGGGTGCATATTAACTAGTTCAGCTTCTGCTTTTTCTTTTTTAGCTGTAATGCGTAGTTCTTCAAACTCAGCCATACGTTCTTCTAAATCAGTAGCGGTAGCTTTGGACTTTTTATCTGCGATGGTTTCTATAATAGCTGCAACATCAGGATACTCTTTTGACCAAGCTTCAAGCTCTTCATCCGTCTTAGGTAGTACAAGCTCTTGCTTTGCAGCTTTATTTAACTGTGCCTCTAGTGCCTCTATCTTTGCAGTAAACTCTTCTTCTTTTTTCTGAGAGTGTCTACGTAAATCACCATAACGTTTCTTAAAGTTCTTTTCTTCAGCACCTAGTTTACTGTCATCTTCTTCTTGTGCTTTGGCTTCTGGTTTTTCTTCTTGTTTGGTATCACTCTCTGCCTGTACTGGTTCAGCTTCAGGCTTCTCGCTACTGGATTTATCTTCAGTACTTTCTTCATCTGTTATACCTAGTGCTTCTTTTTTCAGAGCTAAAAGCTCTTCTTCATCTTTTTTGATACGCTCCTCAGTAGACATGTATCCAGCCCTACCCATTAATACTCTTGGGATTTCAGGCTTTACCATTGGATTTGGTTTCGCTGTTTCATTTGTAGCCATTTGTTTTCTCCTTATGTTGGGGTCAGCCGAAGCTGAGTGGCCTTATAGTTATTTGGATTTTTTCTTTTTCTTACTAGCTTTTAATGCTTTCTCTAATTGGTCTGCTTGTTTAGCGTGTGACTTAGAAGCTTTCTTTAAACCTTTTACAACTTCTTTGACTGCAGGTTCTTCTACCATGCCACCTTTTTCAAAGCCTCGCTGTACGCCTCTTTCCATGTCTCTTATGACACTCTCTGTTCTTTGTACAGCAGCAGGATTTTCAGCAATAGATTTAGACATAGAAGGATCTTTTCTAAATGCTTCAAAGGTTTGTCTAGCACTTCTACCTGCATCTCTAGTGCGATCTCTTTGTTGTTGGATTTGTTGTGCAGGAGTTGGTTGTGTTAATTCATCTAAAGTGTAGGAAGTTCCCGGAACAAGCGGTACAGTTTCTACTTCTGGTTGTGGATCAGCACCAAGCGTAACTGGCTCTACAGTAGCTTCTTTATCATCAGTATCCATCATTGGTTCAGTAACATGTGGAGTGGTAACTTCAGGAGTATAAGGTTCTGCTATGCCTTGATCTGGTGCTAGTGTTGGATCACTAAAGTCTACAGCAGGAATGTCTGGACTTGGTATCTGAGAATATTCTTTCTCAAATGCTTTACCTGTAAGTCTGTCTAATAAGCTAGGCTTTTCTCTTTCTGCAATCTCTAACATATTAGTGTAACGCATCTTGTCTACTTCTGAAGTATCACCAGAACCTAATCTACGTTCTATTTCTGCTTTGGTTTTTCTAGAAGTATCCCACATAGCAGCCCTTATAGCTAGTGCCATGATTGGATTAATTGCACTTGCAGCAGCAAGAATACCTTTTTGTTTTAAACTGCCTTGATCTTCTAGCATATCCTGTAGTTCTTCAAGTGACAACTCTTTATAGTTTACTGGAGTCGGCATAACCATGTTTAAGTTACCACCAGGATCTCCTCCATCTCCAGATGAAACAGGAGCAGAAACAGGAACAGACCCAGCGTAACTGCCAGTACCTGTCATTGCGTTTACAGTATCTACATTATAAGTTGAGTCTACAGCAGGAGTAACAGTTTCAGCTACAGGATAGTAACCATCTGGAATAGGTGTTAGTGGTACACCATCTTGAAACATGATTATAATCTTTTGCCCTAGATCATTCATGTACTCACGTGCCTGTATGCCACTATAGTCTAAATCACCAAAGCCACCCTTTTGATCGTAAAAAGGTTCTACAGCCATGCCTCCTTCGTCAAATCTTGGTCCTAGTCCTTTTCTATTAGCTCTTTCTAAAGGGCTACCAAGAAAACCATAATCTGCATCTCCAGTTATCTGAACTCTTTGTGGTCCTTCTTTTTCTTGTTCATCACCAAAGCCAAACAAACCACCAACAAAATCTCTTGCTTTGTCTACATAACCTGCGCCTTGGTATCTTTCTTGATTCCTTTTTCTAATGTCTGCAAGTCTCTCAGCCGTTGATTTTGGCTCTACTGTTTTTTCTCTAAAGTCTTTGTCATACATGCCTATTTGTTGTGCTATTGAATTACCAATATTAGCAGTATCAGATGTAGCTGGTTTACTTGTTAAAGTAGGTCTTTCTGGACCACTTGTTGTTGGTGCTTGTATTTTTGTTATGCCAAGTTGTGCTGGAGTGTAAGAACGAGGTTGTGCTGGAGTGTAAGAACGAGGTGATGAATCTTTTAATGATCCAACACTTCTAGTTTTATAAGATGGTGGAGCGCTCCTAACAACTCTTGGTGTAGGCTTGGGAGCAGAATAACTTTTATATATATTGCCACGTCCTCTTTCAAAGTTCATACCCCCTCTTCGCATCTCGACAGGTTCTTCATCGTCAGGAATTATCATAACTTCTAAGTCGGCAAGCTCTAACCCTATATCGTTTTCCATTTCCATGTCATCGTCCATAGGCTCACCACCTATGCGTCCATCTTGTGCCATCTCAGCGTAGCCCATCTTAGCTTCAGCACGTAAGTCTTCAAAAAGTTTTACACCATGAAAGTTTACTACGTCAGCAGGTACAACTATCTCACCTTCACTTAACATAGCAGGTACATCATCACGCACATTCTCTGCAGTTGCGCCCATTGGTATATCATTACCTGATACAGGATCTACTGCTACGGTATTATCAGGTACTTTACCAAAGTTCATTTCCATTTGTTCTTCAAGCGCCATTTACTGTCTCCTTCAGTAACTTGAGTTTTCTGAGTACATCTATAGCACCCTGTTGTCTGTACATTGTGACAGAATCATTTGCTGACTCTAATGCACGTTGTCTCATATAGATTAGATCATCTAAGTGTTGTTGAAATTGTTCGTAACATTCTT